ATAGCAAGTATATTTTCAATACTAAGATTTTCAAATGAGTAAGTAGTAATGGCTGCGTTATATGTAAAGGTAGTCTGCTTAGTTGCATAGATAGCACCACCAACTGCGTGGATAGTATCGTTAATAGCCTTCTGAATAGAACTACGTGGGAAGATTGGGCTGACAGTTACCTTTGCATCTACAGCGTGGGTAGTAGCAGTAGTGCCTAGATAGCCACGTCCGTATGGTGAGATAGTTGCAGTATTAGCAACACGGTCTACTGAGTCTACCCATAACAATTCACTATCAATCTCAATAACACCTTTGCCTACATCTTGTGTAGAACCTAGGCTAAGGATTAGCGGCGAAGAACTAGGGGAAGTTAAAGTAGTGACAGCAGTAGTCAAATATGTAGAGCGGTCTTGCTGATAGGTATATCCAGAAAGGTTAATCTGGACTTCGTCCATCATCTGAGCCAAGGTATATGTCATAGGTTGATGCTCCTTAAAGCGTCAGTAGGGGAAAGGTCTGTTGTCCCAGCAAGTTCATTACAGATTCCGCCCAGCGCTTTATAATCAACTGGTTGGCGGTTAGCATCTGCGGCTTTATTCAAGGCACCAAGCAGCGCTAGTCCAGTAGTACCTGCATACTCATTAGCAGCCTGAACTGGTGCTACATAGTCTGCAATTGCTGGATATGTCCCACCATTAGCAAGCCTATTCAACTCGCTAGTAAATGAACTACCTGCTGTGCCCGTTGCCATTACTTGCCTTTCTTCTTTAGTACTGCTGCGTTATCTACAAGGTTGGGGTATGGACGTCCCGCTGCTTTAGCACGTTTCTTTGCTGCAGCCTTTTGTGCTGGTGTTAGTTTCTTAGATGTCTTCTTTGGGTTCTTTTTATCCCAGAATGCTTTCTTCACCACTTCACCTTGTCTGCCCAGTAGGCTGCACTCATCTTGCCCTTAGCAATATTCTTACTGTGACGTGCCTTAAAAGAGGCACGCTTCTTCTTCATACGGTCTGACTCTCCAGCCTTCGGAGCACCTGCTGTCTTAGCCCCTTGCTCACCGAATCGGATTGTCTTGACTTGGTCGCCTGACTTGGCGACTACTACGTGGCTTTTGGTTGGATGGTTAGGCGTACGCTTTGGTTTATTAAAACCAGATACACCAGCCCTCTTAAGCCTTGGGTCCGCTTTGCTTGCCATATTCCCCATACTTTCCTAGAACTGCTCTTACTGTTCCATTCTTGTTTAACCGCACCACGTAGCCATCTTTGATTTGCACAGAGTTGAATCCGCGATGCGGTTTGTATTTGCCCGAAGACATTACTTTTTCTTAGCCTTACCCTTAACCTTTTTAAGGTTTGGGTTCTTCTTCTTGGCTGCTGCTGAGGCTTTCCGAGCACCAGCCGCAAGGATTGCTCCTGCACGTTCCTCGGAGATACCCTGCTTTTTGGCAATTGATTTCTGGGCTGCTTTGAAGCCCATTCCTTTTTTTGCCTTCATTAGTTAGTGTCTCCTAACGGATAGGCACCAGTCTTCTTAGCAATCTGTTCTTTAATCTTACGGATATTGCCAGGAGTTACCTTGCCCTGGTCCATCATCTTGCGAAACAAATCTTCAGCCATCTGTGCTTTTCTGGCATCCATTGCTTCATTTTTTTTAATCCGCTCACCAGCAGTCATACCTGGTCTAATTCTTCCTGGCATAATTATTTCTTCTTCTTCTTAGGAGCAGCCTTCTTCATTTTCTTGGCTGCCATCTTCTTAGCGCCCATCTTCATTTCCATCTTCTTCTCAGCCTTTGATTCCATCTTCTCGCCCATAGCGTAAGACTTGGCTGCCTTCTTGCCCTTTGCTGTGTAAGGAAACTTCTTTCCGTTTACCATTGGCATAGTTATGCTCCTAGTTCTTTCATTACCGCTGCTGATTTTTTATTGATGTGTTTGGCTGGTGGCATCTTGCCAGCGTCATAGGCTTTACCTAATGTCTCACTAGCCTTTACTGCTTCCTGAATCTTCGCCATTGAAGTTCCAGAAGGTTGGATACCTTGTGCCCTAGCCTGTTTATAGGCATCCAATTCTTTGTTGAATGACTTGTTAGTCATTGCTTTACGGCTATCTGCATCACCAGCATTCATCTGGACAGATAAACCTTTACATCCAAAACAGCCGTCTACATACTCAGGATGATATTCCCAGTGCTTCATACGGCAGTAAAGTTTTCTTCAGTAATGCCTACACCGCCAGCAATAAGTGATGCCTTAGTGGCATCATCTACTGTGTAGTTATATCCGCCCCGATAAACAACTGGATAGTTGAGTAGGTCACTATCTTGTGGATAACGTATCTGTGCATAATCACCATCAGTGTCTCTGACAATGGTTATGCCACGGTCTATCTTGTAAAAGTAGAATAGACGTGCTCCACCTGCGGGACCTTCTAGCACCGTTGGTGTCTTAAAGTTCCATTCAGTCATAAGTCCTCCTAGTGAACTCACCATCAGGCAGAGTTTCAAGGCTCTGCCTGACAGTCAATCAACTAAAGAGCAGCGATTGATGAACCAGTTTCAATGCGATACAACGCTTCATCACGATAGATGGCAAAGCCGAGTACGCCGTACCAGCCCATTGGGCGGAAGCGCATCAACTTGTCAGTTACGTTACCGATAACGATGTGTGGTTCTTCGGCTACAGCCTCAGCAAGTGCTTGCTGTCCGCAGACGATTGTGTCAAAGACACGGGTTACTGGAGTTACAGTGACTACAGTTGTAGCAGTAACAGCAGCAGTGAACGCTGTGTCTACAGTAATTGTGGTTGTTGAACCAGTTGTGCTGATTGCAGTAATCTTGGAACCTGAAGCGATTCCTGTTCCAGCAATCTTGTCTCCTGCTTCAGCGCGGGTTGCGATAACAGCAGAAGAAGCGACACCGAAGGTGAAGCCTGCTGATGTACCTGCAACAGTTACAGCGGTTGTAGCGAGAGCAGTCTGGTCTGCACCTGACTTAGAGTTAGCAAGACGTGGTGACTCAACGAAGAACGCGCCTTCGTAATCTCCGATTTCGCCTGCCCAAATCTTGTCAACAGATGGTGAAGTATTAGCGTGAACGAAGTTCCAGCCCATATTTCCAGTCTCTGCACGAAGGTCGTGTGAAACTTCTGGGTGGATACCTGTCCAGTAAAGGGAACCACGACGTGCCTTAGCCTTGTTAGCGCGGAGTTTTGCAACTGCGCGACGGATGTCGGTTGAGTCAATGGTATCGGCAGCATCAATTGTTGCAGTTGATGTTGCGTTACCGCCGTAAAGAACGTTTGAACCTGCGCCGAGTGTGTTCATTGCTACAGTATCAATAGAATCAGCAAGGTTGTATGCAATGATATTTGCAATTGCTGGGTCTACGTCTGCAAGTGAGAACAACTCAAGAGCACGGGTTACGAGTACTGCATTACCATACTCATTAAGAGTAATGGTTACAGATGTTGGTGTTGTTAGAGAAACTGCATCTGGGTCAGTTGTCTCAGTAAGAGTTGATGTTGCTTGGTCAAGGTCAACGTACTTCTGTAGAACTACGGTTGAACCTGGGAAAGCCTGCTTAGCAGGACGCTTGTCTGCGACTGAACGAATAAGTGGTTCAGAACGTAGCGCAAACTCAAGAAGACGGTCATACGCCTTCTGTACTAGACCAGCACCACCGACGGAACCTCCGAGCGATGTGCTCGCGGTTGACGTATATTGGTTGGACATTTTTTTGCGTCACCTCCAGTGACTATGAACGGTTAGGAATTTCGTAGAAGATGAATCAAATCATCCATTGATTCCGCGTTTTCCATACGCGCTTCAATGTCTACGAGTTTGTCTGGAGTAAGTCCGCCTTGGGTAAGAACATCTTGCTGGCGTAGTGCCGCAAGGTTCTGCTGCGTATCTTCATTCTGGACCTGTGGGGTATAGCCAATAATATCTCCGTTATCACGGAGCCAAGAGTCAATAGACTCCTCAGTGGCATCCTCTACGTCTTTCAGAATAAGGCGTGCAGCCTTAGCGTTTACTCCCTTTTTTGCTAGGACTTCAGAGACGGTCTGTTCCCGCTTTTCCTTGAGGAATCCTTCAAGTTTTTCGGTCAGTTCTTTAATACGCTTCTCATCAGAACGCTTGAAAGAACTAGAGATTGGTTCTTTTAGTGGACAATCTGGTTTAGGTAAGACATCACTTAACCGACCTTCGGGCGGAAGAATATAGATTCCCGACGTGGACCAACCAGCCCCACGCGGTGTATAAGACTGGTAGCAAGAGCCAGCCTGTCAACCCCTGGACAGAACTGTGGCTTGCGACTAACTAACGATAGAAAGGGTGGTTGCTATGAGCAACAACTACTGGGATGACGAAGAAGACGACCAAGATACATCAGACCATCAACTGTCTGGCGATGACTTAGTTAAGAAACTAAGAAAAGCCAAGCGTGCTGATGAGAAGCGTATCAAGGAACTGACTGAGCAACTTGAGGGATTGTCCAAGGTGCAGCGTGAGAGAACCGTCAAAGAAGTCCTAGAAAAGAAGGGCGTTAATCTAAAGGCGCAACGCTTAATTATGAAAGACTTAGAAGACATTAGTGAAGAGTCAGTTAATTCTTGGCTTGACGAAAATGCTGATTTGTTTGGATTAAAAAGCGCAGAGTCTGTGAATCCTGAACAAGAACTTAATCGAGCAGCCTTACGGCAGCAAGATGTTCTTACTCAGAACGCATTAACCCCTGAACGTACAGAGGATTTAGAAACAAAGATATCTAATGCACAATCTGCAGATGAAATTCTTGCCATCCTCCGTGCAAATCAATAATTAATCCATAGTAATTCTAATCACCTTGGAGGTGACAAATGCCTAATGCATACACAGGAGTAGGTTCTACCACACTTGGAGGAACCGCAGGTGGTGCAGGTCTTGTCCAGCAAGCGTATGACCGCTTATTGGAGTTTGCTCTCCGTTCTGAACCACTAATTCGTTCAGTCGCAGATAAAACACCTGCCCGTCAATCAATCCCAGGTTCAACCGTAGTTCTACAGAAGTACGTTGACTTGGAAAAAAATACTACTGCTCTGACAGAAACAACTGACCCAGATGCAGTAGCACTATCTACACCAACCAATGTTTCTATTACTCTTAACGAGTATGGTAACTCAGTGTTGGTAACACGTGCGTTGGAACTATTCAGCCTTGCTGATGTAGACCCAGCAATCGCAAACATTATTGCTTTCAACCTAGCAGATTCTATTGACTCAGTAGCAATGACAACATTGCGTTCTGGAACCAATAAGATTTTTGGTGGTTCAGCAACATCAACATGAACAGTTGCAGCATCATCAACAATTGACTCAACGAACATCCGCAAGTCAGTTGCTAAGTTGCGCTCTAACAAGTCTGATT